AAAGCGAACGTTTTTATTTTGTAAAATAATAAAAAAATAATTGTAAACTGAAAATGTCAACTTTTAATATTATTCAATAATGAAAGTTAAAACAAAAAGTGTAAAGTAAAGTATACCTCCCCAATATTGAAAGACAGAAAAACCTAAAATTACCCTCACATCCAACTCTAATAAAAAAATTCAATCGTTTGTCAAGATAAAAAAAATAAAATATAATAGAAATAAGGAGTATATACGAGAAATTGACAAAAAGTAGAAAAGGATGATAAAATTAGGGTGTGTGTAGGGGTATATGAAGAAAATAGTAACAGAGATGCTAAAAATTTATGTGCCAGAGTCTGGATTAGATTGGATGAATTATAGAATAGTGCGAGAGAATGTCGCGTTTCATCATATCAAGAAGAAAGCAGACGGAGGTAAGAGAAGAATCGATAACGGGGCTATTTTGCAGTCAAACAATTCTCATCCTTACTTGCATTTAATAGAGTGGATAGATATAAACACATATAGAGAGTTAAACGAGATGTTTAGAGAGATAAATATGCAAGAGAAAGAGCCTACATTAATGCAAAGAGGCGTAATCGAGGACATTTTATTAACATTCGAGGAAATACATCGATGGGATAAAGGCAGAGATGGAGAATTACTAATTAAGAGAAAGTATTTAAAAAGGTGGTAAAAATGGGAAAACCAATATACGAGATGACTTCAATCGAATTAATTATGTTGCTACAAGAAGTAGAAAGCCAAGAATTAAGAAATAAAATTATATTAGAGATGACTTATAGAATGTATGTACCATTTAAGGATAAGACATTTGAAGAAATGCTAGTCGATAACGGGTATAGAGTTATAGACAAAGATAAAGATAAAAATACTACTTTATAGGTAGTGTCCTGATTGATATATTTTAGGTGTGATATACCTACAACCTTTACTCTTTGGCATCTCAAAGCCAATATACCTAGTGGGGCGAAAGATAAACCACTAAAGGAAAACATATTAAAGTTTGCAAACTATATCAGTTAGGACAGTACTTGTAAAAGAGTACTAATCGTAAGTTTCAGCATAAAGTTTTATGCAATGCTATTCTTTATGAGTAGCATAGAGTAGATATATAAAATAGTGGAGAGTAAAAGGTTAATACTACTAATAAGTAGGACTACTCGTATCGAGGTGTAGTTAATACCGTAATTAACTTAGAGAAACCTTTATATCTATTCTATGGTGCTTATAAAAGCACTGAGGTATTGGTTGACCTCCTGTATAATTTTTGTGCTATGCACTTTGTTGTAGGCAGATGCCACTTTACAGGTGGCATCAGGATATATACATAGCAACGCTTATAAACGATAGAGTATATATTCTGATGGTGCTTGTAAAAAGTACCTCATTGCACAAATAGAAATTTGTCAAAAATGAAAAGATATATTACAATAAAAGTGTGCGGTAACACTGCACATAATTTCTTTTCATTCAATTTCTTGTAGAAGATGTATGTTTTTACATACATCTTTTATATTGCAAAAAAATAAAAATTATGCTATTCTAAGAATAGAGAGAGAATATGCCACTTGGAAATACCACCAAAAAAGGAAAGGAAAAGAAATGGAAGGGATAATTCAAACTTTAGAAGAGATGCAATTTTCAACGGTAGAAGAACTTTACGAAAAAAAAGAAGAAATAAGGGGAAAATTCAAAAAATTAGATTTTAATATGCAAAAAATCTATAAATGGTACTATTTTTATCAACTATGCTGCTTAGATTACGAATTTAAAAGTGCTATGTGGGATTATATATGTGAAATAGGCGGTTCAGAAATTCAAGTTGCACATCAATTCAGATTATTTAAGAATAAAAAAGAAAAGTATCATCAAAAGTATCTCTTAGAAGAAGAAAAAAAGAAGAATTTATAATCATTCTTCTTTTTTCTTGTCTAAATATGTGCATCCTACCGCAAATGCAGCCCAAATATCTTTTTTAAAACCGTAGAAAAAGCCTTGTGCTTTTTTTGTTCCAACTTCTCCAAATCTGTCTATCAATGCTTGCCTTATATTGCTGTCCTTTGCTTTCATACTACCACAAAGGTTTATTTTTTCTTCTTTACGATATATGTATTCATAATCAGGACATTGCCTCATTTGTATAAACCTTCCTATCCAAACACAAGTATCGAATACGCTCGCTCCAACAGGCATTCCATAGGAAGCAATCATTTCAATTACTAATGTATCGTATTTTAATTCTTTTAGTTTCATCAACATTTGAGCATTGCCTATTTTATCAAATTCTATCGGTTTATATGTCTCTTTTTCCATCAAAACATAGGCTGATTCCTCATTTCCCGGGTCTATTGCAAGTATCATTTCTTTTCCTCCTTTTTCTTATCTTTAATATACCACAAAATAGAGTAAATTGCCAAATTTAGAAAAAAATGTTATTTTATATTAAACGGAGGAATAAAATGGAAAGAGAAAAAATGTTAGAAAAAAGAAAAGAGAAGCAAGATAAAATTAGAGACCTTGAAAAATTTTATGCAGACGGAAAAGTAGAAGATATTCTTGCTAATTTAGAAGAAAAAAAGAAAGAACTTGTCAAAGAAATGATAAATTATGCAGAAGAAAAGAAAAAAGCAGTTAAATGGGATAGAGATGGAGACCCTATTGCCTATAAGGTTGATTTAAACCCTTTTGTTATAGAAAATACGTTTTTTAAGTCTATTGTGCCTATCGGATGTCAAGAACCAGAGTATAATGCAGAAAAATTAGCGCTTGCATACGATTTTTATTGCGAATTGCTTGTAGAAGTTAACAATAATATAGGACAATATCCTGCTTCTTTAACAAGTTTTTGTCATTTTGCAGGAATTACTCTTAATACACTAAGATTATATAAAAATAGTACAGATTTGAATATGCGTGTAATTGCGGAAAAGATTTACGACCAAATAGGAGACGCAAATGTGACAATGTCTCAACTTGGAATCGTTAAAGAAAGAAGTACAATATTTAAGTTAAAATCTCAAAACGAAGTTGTAGAAAAAGAACAACCAAAAGTAAATATTAACATTGTAGAAACACCAAATATGGAAAAAATAGAAGAAAAAATCAATAAATATAAGAGTTTTGTTGATAAAAAAGCAAAAAGAAGGCTAAATTAATGAAAAATAAAGAAGAAATAAAAGAAGCAATTGAAAATCTGTTATCTATTTTAGAAAATAATTTTAGAAAAAACACAGGAAACAATATAAGTTACGATGAAATCTTTGAAATGTGTAAAGATTTGGATGTTTTATTCAAAAATTATGAGGAAAATGTAAAAGAATGCGGTATTTTAGTCGTAAAAAAGTATATTCCTATATTAGATTTGCTTATAAAAATAGATACAAACCCAAAACATCTCCAAGAATTTGATAAAATGCTTAAATATGCGTATAAATTAGGTGCTAGAGTCAGTTTAGAACATTATATGGTGTATAGAGAGTGGGATTTACCTGAAAAAGAGAAGTTTTTTCAGCCTAGATACAATATTTTATGTGGTTATATTCATTATTTACAAGAATTAGAGTGTAATCCTAAATTTACAACGCTTATTTTTAATGCTCCATCAGGTTATGGTAAAACATATCCTAAAAAAATTGCAGAAGCGTGGTGCTTTGGTATAGACTCCAAAGGAGCAGTATTATCTTTATGTTCAAATGATGATGTTGTAAAAGCAGGGTCAAGAACTGTAATGGATGAAATAAAAAGTGAAGAATTTGGAGAAGTTTTCCCTAAAATGAAGTTTTCTCCTGATGATAAGGACTTTTTCTTAAAAGAAACAGAAGAACAATGGAAATTAAGAGACTGCAAATTGCAATTTTCTTACTATGCTAAAACAACAAATTCAAACGTAGTAGGTTCAAGAGCAAGTAAATGTATTCATATAGACGACTTATACCCAGATTATTTGGCTGCTATGAACCAAGAATTAAATAAATATTACTACAACAAGTCAATAACAGTATGGGAAAAGCGTTTTGTACAAAATGCAACACCAAAAATATGTATAACAGGTACATTATGGGCTAGTGGAGACTACATAGACCAAAAAATACATCAACTCATAAAAGAACATACATTTAAAAAGCATAAAAAATATCCATACGTAATGATAAGTGAGGATGAAAGTTGTGCAATTATTCAAGTTCCCGCTTTAGATTATGAAACAGGAGCAAGTACTTGCCCAGAATTAAAGTCAACAGAAGAACTTTTAAAAGAAAAAAGAAATATGGATAATTATTTATGGGAAACAAACTTTCAACAAGTTCCAACAAATCCAGACTCTTTGTCATTTAGTTATGAAAAAATTAGAACTTATAAAATAATACCTCCAACAGATTATGTTGGTTGTTATGCAGTAATAGATGCCACTAGAAAAAGTGGAAAAGACTTTTTTGCAATGCCTATATTTGCAAAAGTTCCAACAAGTAATAATTACGATTATTATTTAAAAGATTGTTTATTTACAAGAACAGCAACAAAAGATATGTACGAAGATATTGTTAATAAAATATTAGAGCATCATATTATTACTCTAGTAATAGAGTCAAATGTTACAAGCGAATTAAAACAAAATATAGAGAAAATTTTATCAAGTAAAGGTGTTGGGTATTGTGAAATATTAGAAAAATATAACACTATTCCAAAGGCAACAAGAATTGAAAATGAAAAACACATAATTAAAAAGCAATTAGTGTTCCCAGAAAAAGGAATGTATGGAGTAAATACTGATATGGGTCTATTTATGGACAATTTAACGTCTTATAACGAAAGTGGTATGAATAAAAACGATGATGCTCCAGACGCTTGTGCATTATTTGGTAGTGAAATTATAGAAGAAAATTCACAGCCACAAGTGGCACTACCTATACCCAATATTAGAGACTATTTTTAAGCCTTTTTGACAACAATTAAAAAAAATGATATATTTTACCTGAAATAATGAAAAAGTGCTTAGGAGGGCGATTAGATGCTTTTAAAAGGAAGAACAGTAATTAAGGCAAATTATACGGAAGAGCAATTCCTAAGTGGTAGTATAGAAGACCAATTAAAAAAAGTAATAGACGTAGTTACAAATAGTTTTGATATACATTTAAAAAATAGACAAGATTCAGAATATTTACAAGATTATATCAAAGGTATTCAAGATATAAGAGAAAAAGTTAAAAAAACTAGAACTGATATTAATCATACATCTGTAGAAAACTGGGCTTATGCTTTTGTTGATTGGAAAAAAACATATTTATTAGGAAAACCTATACAATACGCTCCATTAGGAGATACATCCACAGAAGAAATGCAAGTATTGAATAAATATACTTCTTACGAGAATAAGAATAGAAAAGATATTGATATTTATGATGATGTATTAACTTGCGGTAGAGGATTTAGATATGTAAATACTACAAAAGTTAATGAAGAAGATGAAGCACCTTTTGAAATAATAAATGCTAATGTTTTAAATACAGAAGTTGTATATTCTAACAGCATAAATGAAGAACAAATTTGTTCATACATTGTAACTGATATGCAATATATAACTCAAGAAATAAATCCAGAAACAAATCAAGAAGAAGAAGTAGTAAAACCATATTATGAAGTTACAGTTTATACACGTAGAAGACAATTTGTTCTTGAAAATAAAACTGGAGAATGGTTACTAAAAGAAAATAATGGAACAAAACCAATTACTTTAAATGAACATCTTATAACAGAATATTATACAAATAAATATAGATTGAGTTTAATAGAAATTGGTAAAGATATATTTGATGATTTGAATAATGTAGAAAATTATGATTTGGATGACATTGAAAGTTTTGTTAATGCAATAATGGTATTTACTAATGCAGAAATAACAAAAGAAGGAATGGATGCTATTCAAGAATATGGTGCTGTTTCTATTAAGTCAACAGACCAAAAGAAAGCAAGCGTTGAACTTTTACAATCACGTTTGAAAAGTTTAGACACACAAATATTCTACTTAAGAAAATTAAGTGCATTACACGACATATTAGGAGTGCCACAAGCACAAAATAATGGAACAATGAATGCAGAAACTGGTAAAGCAATGTTAACAGGACAAGGTTTTACAAGTTCAAGTATCAGAATTGAAGGAGAAGAAGAAGCGTTTAGATGTTGCGATAGAAATTCTCTAAAAGTTATTTTAAAAATATGTAAGAAGAGTTCAAAAAGTGATATAAAAGAATTAAGAGCAAGTTCTATTGATATTAGATTTAATAGAGATATGAATGATAACTTACTTGTTAAGACACAAGCACTTAATAATTTAATAACTGCACAAATACCTCCAGAGGTAGCAAATAGTGTAATCGGATTATTCTCTGACCCAGTTGCTGTAAGTAAACTACAAAGAGAATATATGAAAGAAAGAGAACAAGTTCAAAGCCAAATAGAACAAGTTTCAAATCAAAAAGTGCAAGAACAAAATAATCAACTAGAAGATACGCAAGAATTAGATAATCAAGGGCAATAAGCCCTTATATATGTCGATAGTTCAAAGGTAGAACGATGGTCTCCAAAACCATTAATCTGGGTTCAAGTCCTAGTCGATGTGCCAATGGCTTTAATATTTGTGCGTAACAAATATATTAAAATAAATATCTCAAATTGTTTGGTTTGGTAATGACCGTAAAATATTACTGTATTGGGAGGAGAGATAAAAATGACAAGAGATAATGTAAAAGAAATTCTAGGGGAAGGAGCAACAGACGAACAAGTTTCAGCAATTCTTAATGCTTTTCATAGCGATATAGATGCTAAAGAAAAAGAAATTAGTTCTTTAAATTCTAAATTGCAAAGTCAAAAAGACTATGATGACATTAAAAAACAACTTGATGACATCAATAAGGCTAATATGAGTGAGCAAGAAAAACTTGAAGAGCAAAAAAAAGAAATTGAGAAGAACTTACGTGAGTCAAAAATAATTGTTAATACTGCTAAAGCAAAAGAAATCCTTGCAGGATTACCTTTAACAGATGAAATTATCAATTCTTTAGTAAGAGATGATGAAGAAGCAACAATTAAAAATGCGACTAACCTAAAAACACAAATGGAAAGTCTTAAAACAGAGACTGACAAAAAAGTGAGAGAGGAATTAGCAAATATTGATTTAAAACCAGCCATTACAAACGTTCCACAAGATGGAGGAGCAATGACTTGGGATAAATTTGAAGGATTATCTTTAGAAGAACAAAATAAATTTGCTGAAGAACATCCAGAAGAATTTGCTAATCTATAATGCCAAAAAAATAAGAAATAAGGAGATGAAGTAAGAATGGCAAAATTTGATTCAAAAACTTGGAATCCTACAGTATTTGAAAAATACAGAAAGAAAGTTCCAAATGTAAAAGAAAACGCATTAATTAAAAATGGATTATTAAATCCAGTAACAAACACAAGAGCAAGATTAAGTGATGAAGTTGGAGGAAACTATATAATTGAACCAATCAAAGGTTTATTAGACGGACAAGTATTAAACTACGATGGTGTAGTTGATATGACTGCTACTTCAAGAGATACTTTTGAACAAGGTAAAATCATAATCGGACGTATGAAGGCTTGGACTGAAAAAGATTTCTCTACAGAATTAACTGGAGAAGATTGGATGAAAGGTCTTGCAGCAGAAGTAAATGAATATTACGATGGAGTAGACCAAGATACACTTTTAGCAATCTTAAAAGGAATCTTCGCAATGAACGATGGTTCAGGATTTGTAGATGCACATACTACTGATATTTCAGAAGAAGTAACAGACAATGTTGTATCTGCAGTTACATTAAACAACGCTATCCAAAAAGCAAGTGGAGACAAAAAGAAATTATTCAAAGTTGCAATTATGCACAGTATGGTTGCTACTAACCTAGAAAATCTTAACCTTTTAGAGTATTTAAAATATACTGATTCAGAAGGAATCCAAAGAGATTTAGGATTAGCAACTTGGAATGGAAAATTAGTTATCATTGATGACGAAATGCCAACAGAAGTAGTAGGAGAAGGCGATAACGCTTACACTGCTTACACTACTTACGTATTAGGAGAAAAATTCTTTGATTACGATAATGTTGGAGTTAAAGTTCCAAACGAAATGAATAGAGACCCTAAAACAAATGGTGGACTTGAAACATTATATACTCGTCAAAGAAAACTATTTGTACCAAAATGGATTTCATTCAAAAAAGCACAAATGGCTTCTAATTCTCCAACAGATGCAGAATTAGAGGATGGTCGTAACTGGGAAGTTGTAAATAACGGAAAGAGCGGTCAAGCAAAAGCATTTGTAAACCACAAAATGATACCATTAGCAAGAATCATTTCAAGAGGATAATAGAAGGAGGATTTTATGGAAAGTGCAGAAGAAAATGAAATAATTGAAAATGAACCAGTAACTGAACCAGATACAGAACCTCAAACAGAGCCTGTAACTGAACCAGATACTGAGCCACAAGGAGAACCTACTCAAGCAGATTTATTAAAAGAGAGGATACCTTATGACGAAAGCATTTTTGAAAGTGAAGAAATCTATAACAAAACTATTAATAGATTGTTAGAAGATGCAAAAGAAGATGCACTTTCTTTAAGATATCCTTATAAAGATACAACTGATATGGAATTGCCATTAAGATATTATAATTGGCAATTAAGATGTGCAGAAGAACTATATAACTTAATAGGAAGTATAAATATTAAATCCTATTCAGAAAATGGACTAAATTGGACTAGAGACACTGCTTATTTAAGCACTTATTTAGTAAATAAAATAGAACCAATAATAGGATATATTCAGGAAGAAGAGGATGCCGATGAAAGCACCGAATGATATATTTAAAAATTGGAATAAAGTATGCTATATAAGAAAAAGAATTACTTCAGATGAATCAGGAATAACAGAGGATGAATATGGCAATGAAATTCAAAATTATGAAGAGCCAGTAAAATATATATTTAATTATCAACCAGTTACAAACGATGCTGATGAAGCAATTCTAAAACCTTATGGTGTTACTTTAGAAGGAACTGTTAAAGCACTTGTTGATATTAAATACAACGGACAATTAAATAAATATGATTTAGTATACTTATATGGTGCAAGTCCAGAAAATGAAAGTCACGCTGGAGAAAATGCTAATTATAGAGTTATAACATCTGTACCTCAAAATATGAAGATATTAGTTTACTTTGAAAGATTAACAAAAATATAGGAGGTATTATTATGGCAAAATTAAGAAACAAAAAAACAAAAGTAATAAAAGAAATAGAAAAAGAATTTGAATCATCTATGTATTTAGCAACAGGAGAATGGGAAATAGTAAAAGAAGCAGAAGAAAAAAAACAAACTAAACCTTTTATTATAAGCACAAATTCTAAAGAAGAAAAATAAAATGTTTACAATAAAAATACAAGGTACTAAGCAGGTAATGAACAAAATAAAAAAAATAGCAGAATCTATGGCTTCTGACGATATTAAAGAATATATTGCAAAAAAAGCAATAGAAGTAATTAATGCAGAGGCTGATGCTAATTTAAGTTATGATAAGAATTATAGAAAACATAATCAATATAAGATTAACGGTAATTCAATAATCATATATAACGATGTTCAAAATGAAAATAATCAATATTATTCTTTAATCATTGAGTATGGTAGTGGCTTATATGCAGAAAAAGGGCATATAGGTACAACAGAAACATTTGTTAATACTGGTTATATGTATTGGTTCGTACCAGAAGAAGAAGCACCAGATTTATTTGAATATCCTTATGAAAGAATAGAAACAGAAGATGGTGTTTTTTACAAGGTATATGGACAAACTCCAAAACATATATACGAAAATTCTGCAAAGAAAATAGAAAAAAATCTATCAAAATGGATAAGAGAATATAGCAAAAAGGAACTGGGTGGTAAATTATGATAAATTCAGATGAAATATTCTTGGAATATAAAAAATTTATTGAAGAAAATTCAATATATAGTCCAAAAGTAGTTAAAAATTTTACATATAAATCTACTTATTTCCCAATTTTAGATTTTAAACATTATGATAGTAGTGAAACAAATGAAAGCACAGTAGACCGAATAGAATATTATGATGAAGAAGAATTTACAATTATGATATATGCTCAAGATAAAGGTAATGTTTCAAGAAACGTAATTATAAACGAATTAAAAGAATTAACAAATACTTTTATGAGTTTAAAAATGAATATGCGAAGAACAACTTGTAGAAATTTACCTAACTTAGATACCGATGTAGGTAGACTATTAATGAAATACAAATGTAGATGGAATAATGTCTATGGAAAAATATGGAGGAGATGAAAATAAATGGAAACATTAAATAGTATCGTTGATAGAGCCTTATCAGAACATTTAGGGGCAGGACTTTTTAACAAAAAAGCAAATGGTAAATATAGTTTATTTATGCCTTTAACTGGAACTGGAGAAAATGGTTCTACACCAGACCAATTAGAAAAAACAGTAATTGGTAACGCATCAAAAACTTATGTAAGAGGAAGAACAGATAATCCTCAAATCACAATTCCTTTCTATGCACACAGAGATAACTACAGAATTTTAGAGGCTGCAAAATCAACACCTCAAGAATTTTTAAGAGTTAACCCTGATATGACAGGAATTAAATATTCAGGAGAAGTAGACTACAGTACAGATAATACAGATGTAGGTAGTTTAATTACAGGACAAGTTACTATTACAGTAAATAGATACGATGGATTTGTAGATAATGTATCAGATTTAATCGAAAATACTGCAATTATAACAAGTACAATTCCTGAAAAAATAACAGTTAAAGCAACTGGAGAAGGTAATACTGCAACATTTACAGTAGATACTGCACCATCAGATGCAACAATCACTGCTACAAGTGAAACAGCAGGTGTTGCAACTGCAACTATATCAGGTAAGGTAGTAACTATTACAGGAGTTGCTGCAGGAACTGCAATAGTAGAAATCGCTACAAGTGCAACAGGATGTGCTTCATTCAAAAGAACATTACTTGTTGAAGTAGTAGCAGAATAATATAAAAAATACAAGAAATAAATAAAAGAAAGAGGTAATACAATGAAATTAAATGAAATAATTAAATTAAATGGAAAAGAATATACAGTAGAACTAAATAGGGAAAGTATTTTAAGAATAGAACAATATACTAACCTTACTAAATCTAGTGAGGAAATACAAAAAAGTATATTTGAAGATAAGTCAAATAAAGAAGTTGCAGATGATGAAAATCCATTTGCTGATGAAATATCAGAAGATGAACTTGAAAATAATGCAAAATCAAAAGAAGATACAATTAAAAAAGTTTATGTTAGAGCATTTTGGATTTGGTTATATCCAAAAGAAAAATTATCAATTTCAAAAGTTGAAGAAATATTAAACCCATATTTTGAAGATGATGAAAAAGCACAAGAATTATCTAATATGTATTTAGATTTATCAAAAAAATCAGTTGATATACGTGATAAGTTCTTAGAAGAAAGAAAAAACTTGAAAGCCCTAGCGAAGTAGATTCAGATAGTCCTAAATTTAATTCGTTATCAGATTACTTTTTTGATTATCTCTTTCCAATAGCAATAGAGTTTGGAATGACAAGTGAAGAGTTTTGGAAAGATGACCCAAAACTCTTTTCTTCTTATAGAAAAGCATACGTTGAAAAAACAAAAAGAGAATATTCTTTAATCAATTATAGTAATTGGTTACAGGGCTTATATATATATGATGGATTTAAAAAAGGTTTAACAGACTTTGGTTTTTCTTTTATAGCAGGAAAACAAAATCCAAAAAGAGAAACATATCCTTCTGAGCCTTATGATTTATTTGGAGATAAGGAAAACGAGCAATTGAAGAAAAAGAAAATTGAACAAAAGAAAAATCAACAAAATCTTGTTTTTTGGGCTACAATCAAAAAATAGGATAGAAAGGAGATTAAAATGGCAGAAAATCAAGCAGAAATGCTTATAAAAATTGCTACTGATGACAAAGAAATAGACAAAACAGAGCAGAAACTTCAAAAAATGAGTTCTAATTTAGAAACAGCATTTAGTGCTGGGTCATTTGCTGGATTGGGTGCAGCACTTAAAAAAGTTACAAGTTATTTAGGTAGTGCTGTAAAACAAAGTGCAGATTATATAGAAACTTTGAATGTTCTTGATGTTGCATTTAATAACAATACAGAAAGTATTAAAAAGTTTTCTTCTCAAATTGCAGATACATTAAATCTTGATGATTCTACAATAATCAAAGCAGCAGCGCACTTTAAAGTGTTAAGCCAGTCGATGAATATTGCTACAGATACTGGAGAAAAACTTTCTAAATTAATGACTCAAATGACATTAGATTTATCTTCTTTGTATAATATGGATTTTAATAAAGCACAAACTGCATTGCAATATGCAATGGAAGGACGTGGAACTTCATTAAAGCAAAGAACTGGTGTATCTGTTCTTGAAACATCTGTACAAACTACATTAGACGTGTTAGGTATAGATGCTTATGTTAAAGATATGAACGATGCTGAAAAAGCAATAGCAAGAGTTATTGCAATTGAATATCAGTTAAGGTCATCTCAAGGCGACTTAGCAAGAACAATTGAAGCACCTGCAAATCAAATGCGTGTTATGGGAGAACAATTATCCCTTTTAGCCAGAAATATAGGTAATTTATTCTTACCTGCAGTTGCTGCGGTATTACCTTACTTAAATGCCTTTTTGATTATTGTAAATTCAATCATTAGTGCTTTAGCAAAACTTGTTGGTTTTAGTGAAGGTATGTTTGATTTATTTAGTGGCTCAGATGTAGTAGATAATTTTGAAGACATTGGAACAGCAATTGGCGGAATAGGAAACAATGCAGATTCTGCTGCTAAAAAACTACAAGGACTAAGAGGTTTTGATAAATTAAATGTAATAAAAACACCAAGTGATTCTAAAGGTGGTGGAGGCGCTGGAGGAGGCGCTGGAGGAATAAATTCTGACCTTTTAGAAGCGTTTAATAAAATGGCAGACCAATATAAAAACAATCTTGACAGTATTAAAACAAAAGCCACACAAATAGCAGAAGCATTCCAAGAATGGGCTAAATGTTTAGATGTTATAAAAGAACCATTAAAAAATATAGCAGGTCTTACTTATGATGGATTAAAATATATATGGAAAAATGTATTACAACCATTAGGAAAATGGATAGCAGATGATTTAATACCTACTGCTGCAAAAACAATAGCAGCAGCATTAGATTTAATATATGCGGTTGGCAAAAATTTATTTGCTATTTATAAAAAAATATATGAAATAGTAATATTACCATTTGCAAGGTCTATCGGTAATGCTATCATAAGTTCATTAGAAACAATAGCAGGAGCATTAGAAACAATTTCAAAAAATAAATTTCTAACAACTCTTGTAACAGCCGTAGCAGCATTTGTACAATTAAAAAATGTTTTAGGTCTTATCGCTAAAACAAAAATTGGAAGTTATCTTAAAACGGTTGGGTCAATGCTTTTAACAAATGTTACTGGTGTAAAAAGTTTAAATAATATATGGAAAAACTTTTTTGAATATGTAAAACCTGCAAAATTAAATAAAATAACAACACAAATGACAGGTATGAAAAAAGCCACTACACTTTTAACTAATACTTTAAAATCATTAAAGACTGCTGCTTTAGGTGCAGTTGCTGCATTTGCGGGATTTGAAATTCTTAAAGGAAGTTTTAAAGATATATCTGACAACGGTGCTAGTTTAGGAAATGTCTTAGGGGTTGTTGTTGGAACAATTACTGCAGTTGCAGGAGCATTAACAACATTAAATGCAATAACTACTATATTTGGAGTAACACTAGCATCTTTACCAATTGTTGGATGGATTGCAGGATTAACTTCTGTAGCGGTTGCACTTGGAACAATAATTGTAGCAAATAACGATTTCAACTCTACAAGTCAATTTACTAAAGATACAATAGAAGAAATAGAAACATCATACGACTCTTTAAATACTAAATTAAATGAAGTTGGTCAATCTTACGATACTATGCTTGATAGTTTCAATAAAAATTATGAAGCAAAATTAGCAGAAATTGAAAACGGTCAAGCATATATTGATTCGTTAGATGAAATAGTAGACGGAAACTTTAGAGTTAAAAGTGGATATGAAGATGTAGCAGAAACAATATTAAATGAATTGAATCAAGCGTATGGTACAGAATTAACATTAGAAGATGGAGTAATAAAGAATAACGGTCAAATTATTTCTGACAAACAACAATTAATTAGTATAACAGACCAATATGCAGAAAAAATTAAGAAGCAAACATTACTTGAAGGTTATCAGGCATTGTATAAAAATGCTATAGAACAACAAATAGAAGCAAAGAAAGCATACAATGATACAACAGATGAAACAAACAAAAAAATAGAAGAAACAATAAAGAAACTAGAAAAAGGGAAAATAACTACAACTGAAGCAGACAAAATTTTACAGAAAGCAAAAAAAGAACAAAATAAAGCAGAAGAAAAATATCAGAATACCTTAACTAAAACAGAATCAATTGTTAATGGATTAGATAAAGTTACAAAAACTTATGCAACAGGAACTTCTGAAGAACTTCAAAATACAATAGGAGAAATTACAAAGACTAGCGAAAAAACACAAAAAGAAACTGAACAAAATTTAAAAAATTCAATGAACAATTTGAGTTTCGCAATAAAAAATGTTAAAGAAAAAAATAAAAGAGCGCTTGAAGAAATGAACAGAAACAATATGATAAACTACGAAATGACTCTTGATACACGTAAAGCAGAAGATAAATTTAATAGATTTGCTAGTAACGTAAATAATTCAGGAGCAGGTATGGCAATAAGATACGTACCAAGAACTTATGCAGAAGGTGGTTTACCACAAGTAGGTCAATTGTTTATCGCAAATGAACGAGGACCTGAGTTAGTAGGAAGCATTGGAGGTCAATCATTTGTTGCAAATCAAAACCAAGTAATTGATTTAATCGATAGAAAATTACAAAACGCAACAGGTGGAGTTAATAATGCTACATTTATAGTACAAGTTGGAAATAAAGAAATAGCAAGACAAGTAATAACAGATTTACAAGATATGGCAAAAGATAATGGAAAGCCAATAACAATTAATGCATAGGGAAAGGAAGAAATGATATATGAATGATTACGATAAATTATATATAAGACCGTGGGGAAGTTCTGGGGCATTTCAAGAATTTCCCTACTCCATAAATGGAGTAAACACATTGCCTGAACACAATGTAGGAGCAAATGATGTAGATTTGGATGCTTACACAAATACGGCGGGTTATACAATAAGAAATAGAAAAAGACACGATGTAGCAACATTAGAATTTACTATACCCGTAATGACTGGAGCAGAACTTCATTCTTTACTTGATATGACAACAGATGTTTGGTTAGAATGCAGATTTTTCTACGAACCTGCTTGGGCATTTGTTAACAAAAAAATGTATCGAAATGCAACAATTAAATATCACAAATATTCAGTAGACAATACTAATCCAAATAACAATGTATATACAGAAGTTAATTTTGGATTTGTAGAAGAATAGAGGTGTTTAAATGGCATATATAACAAATGAAATAAAAAATATAGAAGGAACAAACATATCAATACAAGATTCCGACCAAAAACAAATTGTAGATTTACAACTACAAGGAAACACAACCCAAGAAGAAACACCAACACCATCTAGTCCAATACCAATAAATATAACAACAGGTAGACAAGTAGTAAGTGTATGTGGAAAGAATTTATTAAATATAACAAATGGAACTGATACAAACGAAACTTCTATTATAAATAATAATGAAATTACATTAAGTTCGACAGGAACGTGGGCATATAGAAAATACGAAATAAATGTAGTATCTAATCAACAATATACAATTAGTACTTCTTATAAACAAAATAACGGAACAATTAAAATAGCATTACTTGATAGTTTAGGTAATATAGGAAGCACAAACTCTACAACAAGTGCTAGTGGTGATATAACATATACATTTACAGCACGAACAAATCAAGTAGAAATAAGATTATATAGTAATTTTACTAACACAAGTACGACAAGTTCAATAATTTATGAAAATATACAACTAGAAAAAGGCAACCAAGCAACAATCTATGAAGAATATAAAGGTAATGACTATGAGATTAATTTAGGTAAGAATTTATTTACATTACAAAACATAAGTAGTGGTACAAATTTAGGAATAGAAAAAAATGTAGATAATTCTAAAATAACATTAAATGGAACTTCGACAGGTGCAGGTGGAGTTATTGGTAGAACAAGTACAAAAATAACAATTCCAAAAGGTACATATTATTTTTCAATGACAAATATAAGTGGAGTTGTTGTACCTAATTCAAAATCTACAGCATTTTATTTAAGAAAACCTGATGGAACAAAATTAGCAGAAATAAATGTGAATAGATTTACTATTGAAAACGATGTCTATTCTCAACAAATAACTTTTAATGAAGATACACTTTTGTATGTAGAATTATATTGTAATGGAGAAGGTTATCAATTTGATAATATAACTTTTGAAATGCAATTAGAAAAAGGTTCACAAGCAACTTCTTATGCACCATATAAAACACCAATAGAATTATGTAAAATAGGAGATTATCAAGACTTTATTAAAAAAGGAACTGGTAAGAACTTGTTAGAAAATAATTTAACAACAGAAACTACAAGTAATGTTGTGTTTAATGTAGGAACTGATGGAGTTATTAGTTTAAGTAATACTGCAAGTGCAAATATAAATAAAGACATAGGTAGAAACATAGGAAAAACATTTAAAGTAGGAACTTACACTGCTAGTGGTTGTGCTTCAAATGGTAGTTCTTCAACTTATGCTGTAGATATTTATAAAGTAGTAAATGGTAGTGTTTCTAAAATAATAACAATTTATGGTAAATCAACAGATGTTAGAACATTTACATTAACAGAAGAATGCGAAGTATTTTATAGAATAACAATAAAGAGTGGTTGTAATTGTAATGGGTTAGTATTTAAACCTATGATAGAAAAAGGCACAAGTGCTAGTTCATACGAACCTTATGGAATGTATAACAAGTGGTATATAGAAAAACAAATAGGTAAAGTTGTTTTAGATGGTAGTGAAGAATGGTATCATTTTTCAGTAGCACAAGGACATTTATTTAGAGTAAATGATATTGCAACTGATGTAATACAAGATAATACTATAATTCCAATGTGTAATTACTATCATACAATTTCATATAGTGAACAACCAAATAGAACTAACAATGATATTTATATTTCATTAGGTGGACAAATAGATATTATTAATAATAATTATACAACAGTTGAAGATTTCAAAACTTGGTTATCAACACATAACACAATAGTATATTATGTATTAGAAACACCAACATACACTGAAATAACAGATACAGAGTTAATTAATCAATTAAATGCCCCTACATTACTTGAAGGACTTAACAATATAACAATTTCAAGTAGTGATTTAAGTAGTCCATTAAAGATAAGTTATTGTTCAACTGAAAATGAATATTATGAAAAAATATATAGTCAAGATGAAAGGAACGACTTAAAAATATGGTTTAATGATGTTGAATTAGAAGATGCTGCAATCAAATGTGAAAAGATAACAAGAACAGCAAGAATACTTCCAGATGATGGAAATAAAGTATTTTCATTAGATAACTTTATATCTACAAATATAGAAGTAATATTACATAATGTCGATTTAGAAGATATACAAGACCAAGTTAAAATATCTATCGGTACATTAATGAGTAATAATACATATAAATATATTCCTTTAGGAGTATTTAACATACAAGATACTCCTACAAATGATAATGGTAAAATAACATTAAAATTAAGAGATAATAGAGTCAAATTTGACTTTTATTATAATGCTCAACCATTAATTGAAGGGCAAGGTGGTTCTGCTACGAAAATGGAAATATTGGAAGATATATGTTTACAAGCAGGAGTTACAAATACAATAACTTCATTTAATGGAGATAGTGATTTAATAGGAATATATGATAACACGATTACTGGAACAACTTATGTATCATACTTAATGGAACAAGCAGGATTAATTGCAGTTATAGATAGAAATGGAGAATTAAAAGCAATAAATTTGACTAATTTATATACTTGGAGAATACCTTTAAGTATA